AACTTTATATAGAGATGCTTCTAGCAGATGCAGAATCTTTCGCACGGGCACAGAACATATTCAAACCAGAATCATTTGATCGTAAATTACAACCCATAGCCAAGTTCGTCAAAGATTACATGGACGAGTACAAGGTGATGCCCGAAGTAGAACAGGTAAATGCTAAACATGATATAAAACTTAAATCAGCGAAGGACCTGGATCCAAGCCACTTCAATTGGCTGTTAGATGAATTCGAAACATTCTCGAGACACAAGGCACTGGAACATGCGATACTGCAATCAGCTGACATGCTAGAAAAGGGTGACTATGCTCCTGTGGAGGATATGGTCAAGGAAGCAGTCAACGTAGGACTAACACGTGATCTCGGTACAGACTACTTTGAGGATCCCAAGGGAAGACTTGAGGCCCTCAAGGCAAACAACGGACAGATCAGTACTGGCTGGAATAACTTAGACAAGAAACTGTTTGGCGGTTTTAATCGCGGAGAACTAAACATCTTTGCAGGTGGATCAGGCGCAGGTAAGAGTTTGTTCTTGCAGAATCTTGCGGTTAACTGGGCACAGGCTGGTCTGAACGTGTGTTACATATCTTTTGAGTTGAGTGAACAACTGACGGCAATGAGACTTGATGCAATGATGACCAACATTCCAACCAAGAAGGTGTTTCCAGAAATAGATAATGTTGAAATGAAGGTCAAGATGCTGAAGAAGAAATCAGGAACCCTACAGATCAAATACATGCCAAGTGGTAGCAATGTGTTAGATGTTAGAACATATCTTAAAGAATTAGAGTTGAAGAATAAGAAAAAAATAGATTGTATATTGATCGATTACTTAGATCTCATGATGCCAAAAAGCAAACGTATTAGCCCAGCAGACTTGTTTATTAAAGACAAATATGTGTCGGAGGAACTGAGAAACTTGGTTGTTGAGAAACAGTGTGTGTTAGCAACAGCGTCACAGTTGAACAGGGCAAGTGTTGAGGAGATCGAGTTTGATCACAGTCACATATCAGGAGGGCTATCCAAGATACAGACAGCAGATAACGTAATTGGTATATTCACAAGCAGAGCTATGAAAGAGCGTGGAAGATATCAAATACAATTCATGAAGACTAGATCAAGTTCTGGTGTTGGTCAAAAGGTAGACTTGGAATTTGATGTTGACAGTTTAAGGATAAGAGATCTAGCGGATGACCCGGAATACAAACAGTTTGACAAACAGAGAAGTACAATATACGATAACCTAAAGAAGACATCAAAGGTCACTGCTGAAACCACACCAAGTGATGCAAGGGCCAACGTTCCAGATCCTACAAAAGGTGATACAATAGGTAAGGTAAAAGCCACTGTGGAAGGTGGTAAACTGAGACAACTTCTAAATGAGCTACACTCAGATGAAGAACAGTAATGACATCGACTACATCTACGAGAAATTAAGTTCTCTGTATCCAAACTATTCGAATAGGAAGCCCAAAGCAAAGATCTATTCTAAGGCCTATACAAGCCTGATAGGTGTGATGCTATCCGCACAGAGTCAAGACAAAAGGACAGCGGTAGCCTGTAACCAATTGTTTGCGTTGGCAAATACACCTGAAGAGATGATTAAACTTTCACAGGAGAAAATTATTGAAGCAATACGTCCGGCAGGATTACACAACGCCAAAAGCAAAAACATACTTGCTACCAGTAGAATGATACTGGAGAAGTTCAACGGTAAGGTGCCAAGAACACAAAAAGAACTTATGACGTTGCCTGGTGTTGGTAGGAAAAGTTCTGACATCGTCATGCGGTTTGTTTTTGGAGAACCACACATTGCAGTCGACACACACGTGTTTAGAATGCTATGGCGTTTGGGTTGGGCAGACAGTCTAGACGAAGGCAAAGCTTCAATCACGGTAAACAGCACCACGCCAAGCAAATACAAATATGGTGCCCACATGTGGCTAATAACACACGCCAAAAAAGTCTGCAGGTCTCGATCTCCGATTTGTGATCCTTGTGTGATAAGTGCGGCATGTGACAAGAGGGATATCAATATTCCAAAGAGTAAACTTCGCCAAAATTTACAGTCATAATAATATACGTAGATAAATAAATTTGCTCAAGGCAATAACAGGCAAACACAAAAGCATAGGCAAATGAAAGACAAAGAACTGAACGACATAACAAGGCTGTACGATAGATTCATTAGGCAATGTCCAGGCAAAGAAGAATACACGCAAAGGCTCGCCGAGGAAACTCAAATCATCCTTCAACTACGTTTCGTAGACTACTTCATCCAAATATGTGATATCATTGCAATGACAAGGGACATACCACACATGACACGTGGTAGTGCTGGCTCGTCATTGGTCTGTTATCTTCTGGGCATAACAGATGTGGACCCAGTGGAGTGGGACATACCCGTGGCAAGATTCCTCAACCCAAACAGAGATGACCTTCCTGATGTTGATATTGATTTCCCCCATCATCAACAGGCTGAAGTCATGCAGAGAATCTTCAAGAAGTGGCCCGGACGCAGTGCTAGGATATCTAACTACGTGCTCTATAAAGATAAATCAGCAAGGCGTGAAGCGGCCAAACGACTTGGGGTCAAGGGTAACCTACCCCGCAGGTTCACATACGATTCATTAGGCATCGATGTCAAAGAAGCCAAACGTATCGAAAATAAATTGAAAGGCAAGAAGAGATGCATATCAAAACACTGCGGAGGAATACTGATGTTTCAAAGACAATTACCAAAAAGCCTGTTCACGGCGGAAAATCAAATACTACTAGACAAGAACGAAGTGGAGGAGCTGGAGCACCTGAAGGTGGACATTTTAGCCAATCGTGGTTTGTCGCAACTCATAGAGATAGATCCTACAATGAAGCTCACAGACTATCCTCAGGAAGATGCCGCTACCTCGGACCTTTTGTGTCGGGGAGACGTGTTGGGAGTGACACAGGCAGAGAGTCCGGCTATGAGAAGGCTGTTCAGAGCGATACAGCCAAAGAGTAGTAAGGACTGTGTATTTGGCACTGCACTGATAAGACCCGTAGCAGTATCCGGACGTAAGAAGGCAACCATGTTCCACGACTGGAGTAAAGAACGTATGAGCGATACCATCGTGTACGAAGATGATGCCATAGACAGAATATCAGAAGTACTAGGCATAGACAAGTACGAAGCTGACATGTATAGACGTGCATTCGCAAAGAAGAACGAAGAGAAAATAATGGAGTTCATTTCAAGACTTGGTAATCATCCACATAAGGATGAGATAATCACAATGCTACAATCATTATCTGGTTTTGGTTTGTGCAGAGCACACGCAGTAAATCTAGGTAGATTGATATGGGCACTGGCGTACCAGAAAGCACACAATCCAGAAAAGTTCTGGAGATCATGCTTGAAACATTGTCAAGGATCATACAAACGTTGGGTGTACAGAACAGAAGCCAAACGTGTTGGTATAGAAGTTGTAACACCAAGCAAATCTGACAAGTGGGACACACCAGAATTTCAATATAGAAAATATGGTTGGTGGAGTCAGGAAGAATTCATGCCGGGTATGTATGTGAAAGAACTGTATCTTGACAAGGTAGAGTTTGCAGGAATGATAGCCAACGGCAGGGTGTTCAGAGGGGACAAAGGAAAGTATGTAACTTTTTTAACGTTAGGTGTTGGCAACGGACAATATATCGATGTAACTATAAAGAAAGCATTTGCCTACAGCGATTATGATGTAGTCAGAGGACAAGGAACCGTAAGATACAGTAACAATTCGGAGTATGTGGAATGCTACGACTCTAAGGGTTTTAGACTAGAAAAATTCCTGTAAATATGAGTGTATGCTTGACCTTACTATACCCACACCTATCGAATTAGCATTCGAACCTATAAACCTATGTAATGCAAGATGTTTCTGCTGTCCATATACATTCCTAGAGAAAAACAAGGAGTATAGAGGCAAACGTATGTCAGAAGATCAAGTGAAAACTTTGATAGAGCAGTTTGCAAGTGGTATTAGAGAACACGGAATAAATCCTAACCACACAGTTGTCAAACCGTGGAGATATTCTGATCCGTTAGTTAATCCTCATATGGAATTGGTTTTCGAGTTGTGTAAAAAACACAATCTTAAAATAAACTTTACAACAAACGCCGTAAGTTTTGGTGAGGCGAAATGCAGACTTATACAAAAATATTTAGACACCATAAACAAGATTAACATATCAATAATAGGATTCAACAAAAAAGAAATACGAGAATGGATGGATATAGATTGGGACGTAACAAAGGCTAGGCTGGCTATGATACGAGACAAGTATCCGGACATAAGCAAGAAGATGATTATAGGTCTGAAACACAAGATACAACGTCCAACAATAGCACACTACGGACACGTGGTAGCAGAACTCACCGGATTAACATTGGGTAAAGTAAAGAAGAAATCAGATTGGTTAGAAAGCAGAGTAGAGTGGAACGGTCTCCAAACAGACAATATAAATTTCAAGATATCAGAAAATCAATATGTAAAAGGTTGTGCAATGGTCAATGGCAAGATATTACGTACTTTAGAAGTGCTTGTGGATGGTCAGGCTGTACTGTGTTGTGACGATGCTACAGGCAAAACAAACTTTGGTAATGTGTTTGATATCGGTATCAAAGGTGTGTGGCACAATCTTGCAGACTATCACAAAAAAATATTCAGCAGTAAGTATTCAGATTACAAAAAAGACATGATGTGTAACACGTGCAGTAGAGCAAGATTTGAATGGAACGATGCAAAAACGAAAATGATACACGACGAACACAAACAATATGTCAAAGTCAATTAAAACAGTTAAAACAAGATCACAACTGCAATCACTCTTGTCAAACTTAAGCGAGGGCAAAGAATTATTAACCCAATGGATAAATCTAGATCCAATATTTGTAGGTGAGACGACTAAAGCGAACTATCTCGAAAGTATACGCAAACAACTTATAGAATCCACAAAGAAGATTTCGTTAAGTGGATATTGGTGTGAGTTCGGTGTGCGGGAAGGTAGGAGTCTAGGATGGTTGATTGATCAGTATCCACAGCAGATTATCCATGCCTTTGATTCGTGGCAAGGACTACCCGAGGACTGGAACCACGGAACAGGCAAGGTGGCTGACATGAGTTGCGAACCACCGGAGGTACCCAAACACATTAAACTGCATAAAGGATGGTTCAAAGACACCCTGCCGGCTTGGAAACAAAACCACAGAGGACC